TCCTAAGAAAACCCCTCCAATTTTCTAAACTTTTTAGATAGTCCTGACTTTCCTGCGGAGTACTTTCCTGAGGAGCAGGGTAGGTAGCTCTGCTGTGTCCTGACTGTAGGTAACAGCAGGTATCTGCTTCTGGGCTAGCACTGCGGCATCTGATTCCCACCTTCTCCCTAGGAGGCTCTGAGGGTATACTGGGTTCTTTGGGGTCTGCTCTAGCTGGGGCGGACTACCTCCCTGACTGGTAGGAGTGATAGCTATGGAGCTAGGAAAAGAATTAGAAGTAACCCTTGCTAGCTTAGGTGAGGCGGAGCCGAACTTAGTTAGTAACCCTACTAGGGTAGATAGAGCTGAGCTATTAGCTAACTCTTCTAGTGGTCGTAGTGGTATTACCTCTGGGGTAGAAGAGAAGGCTATTAACCTCTTAGGTTCAGGAGTGTCTGCGGAGCAGACCGCATCTGCGCTGGGGGTATCTCCTTCTAGGATAGCTCAGTTATTAGCAGAGAAGTACTTTGCTGATAAGGTATCTGAGTTACGTTACCAGAACTTACAGAGACACAATACAAGAGATAATGCTTACGACTCTCTGGAGGATATGTTACTAGAGAAGTTAGAGCGAGCTATACCCTTACTGATACGCCCTGAGAGCATACTTAAGGCTATGCAGGTAGTTAATGGAGCTAAGCGCAGAGGGTGTAATGCACCGCAGACTGTAACTAACCAACTGAATGTAGTAGCTCTGTCCTTACCAGCTGTTATAGCGCAGCGCTTTCAGACTAACTTAGATAATCAGGTAGTGCGTGCAGGTGAGCAGGACTTACTTACTATGCCATCTGGGAACTTACTTAAGCAAGTGGAAGCTGCAATAGACTCAAGAGTTACTGTAGAGGGTATAGGGGAGTTATAGTGTTATGGGCTATCGTACTAGGGCGGAAAGCCTCACCTTAGAGTATGTGTTAGCTAAGTTAGAGGCCAAGAAGCATCCAGATCAAGCACAGCAAGCAGTGCAGCATAAGACTGAGTACTCCCCTGCAGATAAGAGAAAGGCAGCAACTGTATTGCAGCGCTTACTTAACTTACCTGAGAGGAACGAAGTAGTAAGTATTGTGCCCACTCTCACTGAGGTAGAGGATTTATAATGAATGTAAGTAATAAGGAGACAATACTAGAGTCCTTAGGTGGAGCTGAGGCAGGGTATGTAGGCACAGAGCTAACTAAGTCTGAAGCTAAGGCAGATGAAGTGCAGGAGCTAGGAGCTAGCAGTAAGGAGATACAAGCACTTGCTAAGCAGGACTTAGATTTCTTAGCTGCTCTTATTATGCCTCTTGTCTTTAAGTACTGTTACCCACCAGTCTTTAAGGCTGTATGGGAGTGGTTACTGTCTTACGTACACACACCAAGAACATTCCCGCAGTTAGCTCTTGGGTTGCCTCGTGGGTTTGGTAAGTCTACCCTGATGAAAGTCTTCCTTATATATGTAATACTATATACAGATAGAAAGTTCATTCTTGTAGTAGCAGCAACAGCTAGCTTAGCTAAGAATATTGTATCTGACGTAATGGACATGTTAGATGAACCTAACATTAAAGCTACCTTTGGTGACTGGAAGTTAGGAGTAGAGAAGGATACACAGGAGCTTAAGAAGTTTGGCTTCCGTGGACGTAACGTTATCATAGCAGCAGCAGGAGCTGAAACCTCTGTGCGTGGACTTAACGTTAAGAATGAGAGGCCTGATGTTATCCTTATGGATGATATCCAATCCAGAGACTGTGCTGACTCTCAAACCCAAAGTGACAGCTTAGAGAACTGGATGGTAGGAACACTCATGAAAGCTAAGTCACCTAGTGGCTGTATGTTCTTATTTGTAGCTAACATGTACCCTACCAAGCTATCTATCTTACGCAGACTTAAAAACAACCATACATGGATTAAGTTTATTGCTGGGGGTATATTAGCAGATGGTACTTCCTTATGGGAGGAGCTACAGCCTATAAAGCAGCTTACAGCTGAGTTCGAGAATGACTTAGCTATGGGGCACCCAGAGATATTCTATAGTGAGGTTCTTAATGATGAGAACACTCAAGCTAACAATCTAATAGACTTATCTAAGCTGCCAGTAGTTCCTTACGAGGAAGGAGATATAGCTGGAGGTAACTTCATTATTATAGACCCTGCAACAGATAAGCTAGGTTCTGATGAAGTATCTGTAGGTTACTTTGAAGTTCATAATGCCTACCCTATAATGATGCGTATGAAGGAAGGTAGGTTCTCGCCTGGGGACACTATTAGGAATGCACTTCACTACGCTCTTACTTACAACTGCCGTCTTATAGTAGTAGAGTCTAATGCTTATCAGTACTCTCTACTGTATTGGTTTGACTTCATCTGTGCTCAGATGGGAATACAAGGCATAGAGTGTGTACCTATATACTCAGGCTCGCAAGCTAAGAATACTAGAATACTGAATATGTTTAAGTCTTATGCTGCTGGGGAGATGTTTGTTCACTCAGAGTGTAAGCTAGAGGTACACTTACAGATAACTCAGTTTAATCCACTGAAGCGAGATAACACAGATGGTCTGTTAGATTTACTTACTTATGCCCCAAGAGTTATAATGGAGTTTGGTGAGTTCGTAGTTGCAGGCAGTATAATTGAATCACAGGAGTTTGATGCTATAGAAGTCCCTGACTTTAATAGTTCATTCTAGTTAGCACGTTGTTAGCACGTAACCAATCCAGACTGTCCTTGGGGGACTTATGTTTAAAGAGTACCATAGTAAGCCAGTAGTGCGCTTAGCTTATGAAGTAGTTGATACAGATAGTATTACTGAAGTAGCAGATAAGCCAGCTACCTCTACTATTACTACTGCTGGTAGCCACCTAGAGTTCAAGCACTATGAGCCTGTAGCAGTAGGTGATTACATAGTGTACCTAACTGATACCGATGTATACCACTGCTCTAAGGCTGTATTCCTTGAGCGTAATATAGTGCCAGCAGAGGAGTAATATATGGCAGCTTCTACAGCAGTACCTTTAAGTAAGAAGTCACAGAGAGCTTTTCTAGAGTATTACAGGTCTCTGCAGAGCTTACAGAACGTAACCAGAGATACATCTCGCTCTCGCTATGAGCGTATTGACAGAGAGTACCAGCGGGAGACAGACCTTACAGAAGCTCAGCAGAGAGCTAAGGCAGCTAACCGTAGTGGGGATGCAGACCGTTTGCAGAATATGACTGTGCCTGTAGTTATGCCGCAGGTAGAGTCTGCCGTAGTCCACCAGACTTCAGTGTTCCTTACTGGGCAACCTATATTCGGAGTAGTAGCTGCACCGCAGTTTATAGATGAAGCCTTGCAGTTAGAGACTATCTTTGAAGATAACTCTATTAGAGGTGGCTGGGCACGGGAGCTTATGATGTTCTTCCGTGATGGCTTTAAGTATAACTTCTCCGCAGTAGAGGTAGACTGGGGGCAAGAAGTAACTCAGGCGATAGTCACTGACGTAACTAAGAGTGTTACTCAAGGAGTAGCTAAGGAAATCATATGGTCAGGTAACAGAGTTAGGCGCTTAGATCCGTATAATACTTTCGTAGATACCAGAGTACCTGCAACTGAAGTCTATAAGGATGGTGAGTTTGCAGGGTATACTGAGTTTGTATCTCGCATTAAACTTAAGTCCTTTATAGCTGAGTTGCCTGATCAGATTACAGCTAACATAAAGCCTGCGTTCGAGTCTGGTTTAGGCTCTTACACAGGAGCTAAGGATGCTGGGGCTATGAACTACTATATCCCTTCTGTTAATCCTGATGTATCTGAGGATGACTATAAGGCAGGAACTAATTGGATTAGCTGGGCTTGCCTTAAAGATGATAAGGAAGGTATACAATATAAGGATGGTTACGAGCTGACTACCTTATATTGTAAGGTACTTCCTTCTGAGTTCGAAGTTAAGATACCTAAGTCTAATACTCCGCAGATATTTAAGCTCTACTTTGTAAACCATGAGCACATTATATACTCTGAGTTACAGACTAATGCGCACAACTACTTGCCTATACTAGTAGGCTCTCCGCAGGAAGATGGGCTTAGCTACCAAACCAAGTCGCTAGCAGATAATGGTGCACCTTTCCAAGCTCTAGCTAGTGGTCTCATGAATGCTAACATAGCTTCTAGAAGAAGGTCTATAACTGACAGAGTGTTATACGACCCATCTCGTATAAGCGAAGCGCATATTAATAGTGCAAACCCTTCAGCTAAGATACCTGTACGTCCTGCGGCTTATGGTAAGCAGATATCAGATGCTGTCTACCAGTTTCCTTACAGGGAAGATCAAGCTGGGCAGAACATGCAGCAGATAAGCACAGTTCTTGGGCTAGCTAACACACTTAATGGACAGAACCAAGCATCTCAGGGGCAGTTTGTTAAAGGTAACAAGACTCTGCATGAGTTCGAATCTGTTATGCAGAATGCTAATGGTAGGGACCAGCTTACTTCTATCTTACTAGAGTATCAAGTTTTCATACCTATGAAGCTTATACTCAAGCTTAATACCTTACAGTTCCAAGGTGGCACTACAGTATATAACAGAGATAAGGATGTATCTGTAGAGATAGACCCTGTTAAGCTACGTACAGCTGTACTTGAGTTCCGTGTAAGTGATGGACTTGTGCCCGCTAGTAAGTTACTTAACAGCGACAGTTTCGCTACTGCCTTACAGGTCTTTGGTTCTAGTCCGCAGATAGCTGCTGAGTATAACGTAGGTCAGCTCTTCTCTTACTTCATGAAGACACAGGGCGCTAAGATAACTGAGTTCGAGAAGTCTCCGGAGCAAGTAGCTTACGAGCAAGCTATGAGTTCTTGGCAGGGACTGATGCAGCTATCTATTGAGAAAGGAGCTGACCCTAAGGCAGTAGGCCCACAGCCTCTACCTAAGGACTACAACTACAACCCCCAGAATAACAAACCAGCTCCCAAGGAGCAGCAAGCACCTAACACACAACAGCAAGGACTAACCTAATGGCCACACCTATACCTAATCGGTTTACTTCTTTTCTCATGACTGCTGAGGAAGTCACTGAAGGCTCTAAGCTAACCATTACTCAACAGCAGTGCATACAGAATCAGATAGCCACCTTAGCTGAGATGCAGTTAGCGCTGGAGTATGACCACACTAATCCTGTGTTATTCGCACAGCAACATGCTGACTACGCTGGTGGCATTAAGGCTCTAGGGTACTTACTGACACTTAATGATGTAGCCTGCAACCCACAAACAGTAGAAGACTAGTAGACCTCCGTACGTGTGGCGACCCTGCTTTTGGGGCTTATTAGGTACTGGGCCCACTTGTCATTATGGTTTATTAGAGACTAGCGCAGCGGCTCGACATAAACCTATTGACATGGGGAGTGCCTAATATAAGCTCAACAGCAGGCAAAGCCGCTGAGAAGGATGGATACTAGCGCAACTGCAATAACTAACACTTACATAAACACTTACACAAACCTAACCTAAGAGAATCCCACTATGTCTATACTCGATATGTTCCGTAGCACACCTGCTCCAGCAGCTACTCCAGCCGTAACCCCTGAGCAACCAACGCAGCAACCAGCTCCAGTAGGTAACATACAAGATCCTGCTACAGTTGCAGCTAACTCTACTGTAGCTACACAGCTACCTATAGGACCTGCTGCTGACCCAGCTAACCTAGAGCAACCTAATTCCCCGCTTGCTGATTATACCAAACTTTGGGATACTGTCCCTAACACAGCATCACCAGCAACCCCAGTAGCTCTGAATCAAGATTCTGTAGCTGCGGTAGTTGCTAAGACTGACTTCTCTACCGCTGTAACACAAGACCAGTTAGCAGCAATCAGTGCAGGTGGCGAAGGCTCTATACAAGCTTTCAGCCAAGCAATGAATGCAGTAGCGCAGCAGGTAATGGTTCAATCTACAATGGTAAACAACAAGTTAACAGAGAAGGCTATTGAGCAAGCAATTAATGCTAAAGCAGCTGAGATGCCTAACTTGATGCGACAACAATCATCAGCAGCCCACCTAAAAGATTCAGACCCCCTATTCTCAAACCCTGCGGTACAGCCAGTAATCCAAGCAGCTCACTCCCAACTATTAGCTAAATTCCCAACAGCGTCTCCAGCTGAGATAACTCAGATGACTCAAGACTACGTGATAGCTATGGGTAAAGCATTTACACCGCAGGCAGCTATGCCTAAAGACCCTAATGCAGGTGACTTTGATTGGGATTCGTTCCTAACCTAAGTTTACGTCAAACAAGTTCTAACTTATAAGGCTCCTGCTACTAGGAGTCTGTCCATTTAATTATTAGCTAGATAGCTAGTAGGAGATTTATTATGTCAACAGGTATTTTTAATACTGGTAATTACACCCAAGATCTAGCTAAAAAGTCGTTTGCAGCTATGATTACTCGGCTCATGCCTAACGGCTCAGCCCCACTATTCGGCTTAACATCTATGCTTACGGCAGAGACAGCAGCTCAGGTGGAGCATGGCTTCTTCTCTAAGACAATGATTTTCCCAGAAGTTAAGATTAACTTCGGTGCAGGTTACTTAGCAGGTGATACTACTTTTGTAGTAGATACTACTGTTAATATTTTGCCTGGTATGATTATGCGTATTGAACGCACCGGAGAGAATATCATCATTGACTCTGTTACAGATGCAGTTACCGTAGTGGTGACTCGTGCAGTAGGTACTGTAGTAGCTGCCGCTATCTTAGATAATGATGACTTCTATCAGGTAGGTAATGCTTACGAAGAAGCCTCTACTCGCCCGCTAGCTAATAACATTATACCTGTGCGTATAACTAACCTTACTCAGATCTTCCGTAACACTTGGGCAATCTCTGGCTCTGCGCAGTCTACTCAGGTAATTGCAGGGGACGCAACTGATGCGGAAAGTAAGCAAGATGCGGCTGCCTTCCATGCAGTTGATATCGAGAAAGCTATCTTCTTCTCTCAGAAGTCTAGTGGCACTCGTAATGGCCAGCCTTTCCGTACAATGGATGGTTTGATTAATATGGTTGAAGAACCTACTAACTATCCACCTAGCTACGGCGGAGCAACTAACAGCTTCACAGCAGGCGCAACAACTAACTGGACTCAGCTACTAGGTTTCTTAGATCCAGTCTTTGATCAAGCCACTGACCCTAAAGGTGCTCCAGAGCGTATCCTGTTCGTAGGTGGTACAGCCATGCTTGTGATTAATGAAATTGGTCGCCTAAACGGTACCTATCATTTAGTAGATGGTCAGACTAACTTCGGTCTACAGTTCCGTACTCTTACTACTCCTCGTGGTAAGTTCCGTATCGTAGAGCATCCTCTATTCAACACTAACGTAGTGTGGGCTAAGATGGCAGTAGCTGTGGATTTACCTACCTTTAAGTTAGCTTACTTAGCTGGTCGTAAGACGCAGAATAAAGAGTTTAACACTAAAGGCGATATGGCACAAGATAACGGTATTGATGCAGTAGGTGGTACACTTACTACAGAAGTTACAACTGTTATTAAGAACACTCCAGCTAATTCAGTAATTCGTAACCTTACTGCGGCAGCTGTAGGCTAACTCAACCTAACTAGCAGCTCTGCATAACCAGAGCTGCTTACTTTACATACCCCATAACTTCCTATAAAGGTAACCCACATGAGTACACCAACAGCCATAGAACTACTAGCTAAAGCCAAACTACAAGCCAAACAAGCAGGTACAGAGTTAGAGGAGAGAGAGTATAGCCACTACAAGTCCTCTCGCCCAGCAGTTCGCTTAATAACAGATTTAGGTATTCGTATCAAGTTCGTTAACTTCGAACTCCTTACTGATGACCCAGATGTAATTGAGTACTTAGATGCGCAGATTGCACGTAATGGAGTGCCAGGCATTAGTAAGAGTAAAGACACAGTTACCTTAAGCGACCGTGATCCTATGGTTAAGCTTGAGAAAGATATGCGAGCTAAGCTAGAGCTAGAGTACGAACAGCGTCTAGTTGATGCAGCTAAAGGTGTGACTCGTAACATGGGTAGTACAGAAGGAGCAGTTAAAATAAATGCTCTTTCAGCTAAGGGCACAGCCACTTAACTACTTAGTTAGACATTAACAAAGCCTACTTAGCTTGAACTGAGTGGGCTTGATTAATTTCTACCTTAACTAAATTACTTAGGACTAGCCAATGACATTTGACGAATTAGTGCAGGAGGTCTACCTTCTTACAGACAGAGAGGACTTAGAAGCACTAACTAAGTCAGCTGTTAAGGCAGCAACACTTAAAGCACACCAATCAGATTACTACTCTAAAGATATCTTCGAGACAGGTATTGAGTTCACTAACTGTGACTATCGCCAGAGCTTAGATTACATCTCACTTCTATCTAACTTCCGCTCATTTAAGTACTTACGTAGAGTGCAAGACCAGAATGATGATGCAGGTAAGTTCTTAGAGATTATATCTCCAGATATGGTACTTGACTCTTATGGACAAGGAAGAAAAGATATAGCTTATGTAGCTGGTAGGGTATTAGAGATACGCTCAGCTGTAGCTTTTGATAAAGCGCTACTAGGTTGCTATGTATTCCCTATAGTAAGAGACGGTGCTTACAACTCTTGGGTAGCTGAGCAGTTTCCTTATGCTATTATATATGAAGCTGTACGTACCTTATTCAAAACTATAGGTTACGATGAGCAGTCTGCTACCTTCTCCCAACTTACTGGAGAGGCTTACCAACTACTTAAGATGTCAGGCTTATCTGATGTCGGGTACTAATCACTATTACATAGGAGCGCACCATGGGTGAAGCTAATATTTGGCAACCAAGGACAGTAGTTAACTTCTCTGCTGACACTAAGCAAGCAGAAGAGTCCTTTACAGCTATAGCAGGGCAGAGTTTATTTTTCCTTCAGAGCCTTACTTACGCTGTAGGTACGGGCTCTCTTAGTGTGCATAAGAACGGACTGCTTCTAGCTAATAATGTAGATTGGGCAGAACAAAGTGCAGGATCTTTCTCCTTAGTAATACCTTGTGTGGCAGGGGACAGGGTAGTAGCAACAGCCCTTACTGCTATCACAGGTGACGTAGACGTAAGAGACACTGACATATTTCTACCTAACTATCAAAGCTTTAGGGACTATGCAGGCACTGAGACTACAGCTTATGCTCAGGGTAAGGTTACTCATACCGATGGAGGTGAGGGGTTCTTTGGGTACAAATCAGGGGCTTCTATAGGTTTTTATGTAGATAATAACAATACTATCCTAGTTCCTACAGGAGGTAATGGCTCTGCTGCTTGGGTACGCTCGCCGCTTACTGCGATACTGTACGATACATTATCTGAAGCTACGACTAGACAAGACTTGATTGTGGGTTCGACCGTTAGTATTGACGACCGTGGCTTAGGAAGGTTCAACGTAGTAACTGGAGCAACGCCAAACGGTTATTATATAGTGGCAGCAGCTAACGGACTGCAACTATCTCTAGCACTAAATCAAACAATTACAGCTAGGATGTTTGGTGTAGTGGGAAATTACGCTGCGGACGATACAGCAGCAATAGATGCCCTAACTACCTTCTCTTCTGAGAGGGGAGTAAGTATTGACTTTGAGGACTTGATTTGTAGGTATACAGGTACGCTGAACTTATTACCTAGCATTAAATTTAAAGGTAACGGAGCGCCTAAGATTGCAACTTTTCCTCAGTTTGGGGGAGATAAATCAAAACTAAGGGCTGGGTTTAAGCATCTTATATCTGGGGCAGCTATTATATTCGATGGTACTGGGGCTGTAGCTACCTACAACACAAATAGAAGTGACTCTTACTCTTCATTTAAGCCAATGGCAACTTACTTGTCCCACGCCCCATACTCATTAAGCGGTATAGCTTTTATCCAAGATATGGACGTTTTCGATGTCGGTGGTACGCTAACTACTGCTGCTAACGACAATAGAGCCGTACAGTACACGGCAGGTATGGTAATACAATCCACCCTCTCATCTAACTTTGACTTTACATTGTTCGGTTACTGGACGGTTGGTGGTATGATAATCCACAACCAAGACGGAGGGAGCATAGATCCTGACTATAACGGATTTAATAACAGTATACTTAACGGTGGCTTAGCTGTAATCGGGCATGACACAGCAGCTGGAGCGGCTGGGGAGGGTATGACAGGCAACAGGTTTGTAGAGTGTGGAATCTATGGTGCAGATCACCATAATAGACCAGATGGGTACTACACAGTACCCGTTGTGTATATAGATGGGTTTCTTGCTAGCTCCGCAGGAGGCACTAGAGGCACTACAATAACTGGGGGTAATCTACGGGGCTATGCTAATGATTCGGTAGTTACAGACCACTGCGATGACTTCTCTTTAGTGAATGTGGTAACTGAGTTTTCAACACTGTCAGGAGTAGCAAACGCTAACGCAGAAGGTACATTTGTCGGTACTATTAACACTAAAAGGTTTAGTGCTGTAGCTCTACCTGCGACAGGAGGTATTGGTATGTCTGAGTATGTAGCTCAGATAACTGGGCCGTTTCAAGTAATGGGGGCCGGTGGGTTTGACTACGCGATGTTTGGACAAGGCGGTGCAGGTGTGCGGTTGTCTGGCTCTGCGGGGGATGGTAGAGTTCAGATAACTAATAATTTTGCTTCAACAGTCTCTGGTTGGGTTATGCGCAGAGACAATGCCGTTGAAGGGCTGGATTTCTTGCTTGATAATGTAGTGTTAGGTACTATTAGCGCTGGAGGCGGGCTTAGAAATTCACTATTTGGTATGGCTAATACTGCACAAACTATAGTAGCCGGAGCTATAACACTAGGTACATTCAACTATATATCTCTTGCCGGAGAAGGGGGCGCAGCAGATACGTTAATTACTGTAAATGGAGGTAGCTATGACGGAGAGCTACTAATTTTAAAGTCAGCTACCTCAGCAGTACCCATAACAATATCAGAGAGCGGAGGTAATATTAGATTGAGTGAGTTGGGTGATTTCCTGCTTGATAGCTCTCAAGACCGCATTACGTTACAGTTCGATGGAATAAACTTTGTAGAGCTGTCACGAAGTGGTAACGGTGAGTAGCTTAATTAGCTTTAGTAAGTAGCAACTAATATAGAGCGTATTCATATGAAGTTAGGTAAGAAGCAGGAGCTCTTTATGAGGCTGCTTCCTTCCCTTATAACTAAGGCGCACAGTCTTGGCTATGAGGTGCGAGGAGGGGACTTATTCAGAGACTATAGAGTCCATGGAGCTATGGGAGTTAACAAAGGTTATGGCTACCGTAATAGCTGCCATAAACTTAAGCTAGCTATCGACCTTAACCTGTTTAAGGAGGGTGAGTACCTAACTACTACAGAAGCTCACAGTGAGTTAGGTCTGTGGTGGGAGTTACAGCACGAACTGTGTCGCTGGGGTGGGCGCTTTAATGATGGTAATCACTATAGTTTAGAGCACAAGGGGAGTAAATAACATGAGTGTAATCCAGCTACTATATCAGGATGTTCCTAGGTTACACCCCATGCCGTTTACTAACCTGTATAAAGTCAATTCCGATATGGAGGTTAGATATAGTATAGACAAAGTAACTAAGAGTGTTGTAATAACTAAAGGCTTTCTGACAGATGGAGCTAGCATACCACGAGTACTGTGGTCTGTTGTTGGCTCTCCCTATCAACCTCGCTTCATAGCTGCCGCAGTGTATCATGACTGGGCTTGTAAGCACAGTTTCAATGTAGCAGAGATGAGCGAAGTCTTTAGGTTAATTTTAAAGTCATCGAACGTAAGTTCACTTAGAGCTAATGCTATGCACAAAGCAGTGTACGCATTTAAAACTATTTTTTAATAAGAGGTAATAGATATGTCTGGTGGAACTGGTAAAGAAAGAGAGAAAGTTAAAGCTGAGCAAGAGCAAGAAGAGTTAAAACAGCCTCAGCCCCTTCAGCAGTCTGAGTCAGCAGCTCCTAAAGAAGAAGCAGGCTAACACCTAGATGTGCCTTAATCTTTGGCTATGTACCTTACTTTTACTAGTAGGGTGCAGTAACCTAAATAGAGCTACAGGGATTTACACTCTACCCACCTGTAGCTTTACTTTCTTAGGTTACTACATACCTGATAGTTTCGGCACTATCTACTACATAGCAGCAGCTATAAATAGTTTAATGATAATAACCTTATTAGCTAAGTATGCGCCGAGAAGCTTACTGTCATTGACACTACAGAGTATTAGTATTAAGTTTATATTACTTAATGCCTTTGGTTGGGTTATGTATATGTTATACCAACCAGCTATATACTATAATATGCTAGCTACTATCCTATACTTATATACAATAACAGAGCTTATGCCTACTGATGCTAATAGAGTTACAAGAGCTACTACATTGGATAGCAGGAAGTCTAGCTTTCTTCTTTATTCTACTAAGAGCCTATCTAAGTTATAAGTCCTCTAAACGGAGAGCCCTCCTTAATGAATGCAATAGCACTGACAGCAACACAAGAGATAGTAAGTAACCCTAAAGTAGCTGTCAGTGTATTCACAGCTACTTGGTGGTCAGGTACAGCGACCTTACTGGAGTGGTTACCTACGGGGTTAGGTATGTTGGCTACTAGTGTTGGTATTTGCTTATCTATAGTGCTTATCTGCACACATATAAAGAAAGCTAAGTTGGATGAAGCTAAACACAAACTGGAGATGGACTTACTTAGCGCTAAACTGAGTGCAGCCAGAGACAAGACCAAACAAGAGGAACCAGACTAATGGCCCAATCCTTCTATACTATAGACCTACAAGACACTACCTTCCCTATGCTATCTGAACAGCAGACTAAAACTATTATAGGGAGTACTGCGGGGGAGGCTCCTAGTAGACAGCAGAAAGTAGGTGTAGCTTACATGCACAATGTCATGCCCTCTAGGTATGGTTTAGATGCTATCAGCTATATCCAACTATGTCCTAGCTTACCTGACCTACCTACGGGGGCTACATTTCAGGATGTTCGTGTAGTGTATAGCACTA